TAATGAGAGGGAGAAAAAAAATACCAACAAAAGTAAAGGAGCTAAAAGGCACACTAGAGAAATCCAGGTTAGTGGGAAATGAAATGGAAACTTCTCAAGTTGTTAGTATGCCTTCGGCTCCCTCCTTTCTCAATAAACAAGGTGCAGACGAATGGGACTTAGTCACTAACGAACTAGCAAATATAAAGATGTTGCACTTAACTGACTTATCAATTCTAGCAGCGTACTGCAATGAGATAGGTATTTACAGAGAGATAGCTCAAGAGTTACAAGGCAACTTTACAGAACAGACCGTAGACAAAGATGGAAGGTTGAGGTCTAGTAAGATTGCGCCAAAATATAAAGTAATGCAAAACGCTTTACAGAATGCTATGAAAATTGCTACGCAATTTGGATTTACTCCGAGCAGTAGAGCTTCCCTTAGTATGCCAGAGCAAGATGAGGAAAGGACTGACGATTTTAATTTCTTTGACTAATGATAAATAAAGTACATTTAGGAGATTGGACTACTAACCAACTAGAAGATAAGTCGGTGCAATTAATTATTGCAGACCCTCCTTACTTTGAAGTAAAGGGAGATTTTGATTTTGTTTGGAATAGCTTTGACGATTATTTAAAAGATGTTGAGAAGTGGGCAATAGAATGTAAAAGAGTTTTAGCTGATAATGGTACTTTGTTTTGGTATGGAGATGCTACAAAAATAGCTTACTCTCAAATAATATTTGACAAGTATTTTAATTTATTAAATAGTTTAGTGTGGAGAAAAAAAGACAGTATGCAATATCAATACTACTCTCCAGATTTAGCTCGTTCTTTTAATACTCATAATGAGAGAATTTTAATGTATGATAATGGAGAAGATAAGAGTGGTAACGAAAGAATATTTGACGACCCTAAATTATTTATGCCTATAAAAATATATTTTGATAATTGGTTAGAACAAAGTGGATTTACACTTAAAGAAGCTGTAAATAAAATTGGCTCAACTAGCACACATTGGTTTGGATTTTCTAAAAGAAATAAAACACAATTTAGTTTTCCAACTTTGGAAAAATGGCAAATAATGCAAGAAATATTTCCAAACAGTAAAGAATATGAAGAGCTTAGAAAAGAATATGAAGAGCTTAAAAGATTTTTTTACAATCCACATAAGTTTGAAGAAGTTTTAGAGTTTAGTCAAGAAAGTCATATAACAAGAAAATATAACCACGACACTAAAAAACCAGAAACACTAACAAGAGCTTTAATACAAACTTGCTCAAGAAAAGGAGATTTGGTTTTAGTTCCTTTTGCTGGTAGTGGTACAGAGTGCGCTATGGCAGCCAAAGAAGGTAGAGAGTTCATAGGTTTTGACATAGAGCAAAAATATGTAGAGATGGCTAACTCTAGATGTTCTGAACATTTAAAACAAACAAGTCTATTCTAATGAAACTTAAAGAGGACAAGACTTTTTTCTTTGATGAAAAGGCAGCCGATAGATGTGTTTACTTTATAGAGAATCACATCAAGCACATCAAAGGAGAGTTAGGTGGTCATCCATTTAAGTTAGAGCCATTTCAGAAAACAATAGTTAGAGATTTATTCGGTTGGAAGTATAGAGATAGTGGTCTAAGAAGATTTAGAACTGCTTATATATGTCTACCAAGAAAGAACGGAAAGTCTACTCTTATAAGTGCTATTGCTTTGTATATGTTACTCGCCGACAACGAGCCTTCGGCTGAGTGTTACATTGCTGCTGGAGATAGACAACAAGCTGGTATTATATTTGACGTAGCTAGTGGAATGGTTAGAGCTGACAATCAACTAAACAAGAATCTAAAAGTATTTAAGAACTCTATTATCCACGAGAAAAGCAACTCAGCATTTAAAGCTATCAGTTCTGAGGCATCTAGTAAGTTTGGATACAACGCTAGTTTTATTTGTATGGATGAGTTCTTTGTTCAGAAAGATTCTAGCCTATGGGATGCTCTAACAACATCGGTAGGTAGTAGGAGACAGCCAATGACAATAGCCATTACTACTGCTGGTTATAATAGAGAGTCGATATGCTACAAGACAGAGGAGTATGGTCGTAAAGTATCTGAGGGAATAATTAAAGATGATAGCTTCTACTACGTTAAGTACTTTTGTGATTTAGAAACTGATTGGACTACAGAGGAAGCATTGAGAATAGCTAATCCAGGAATAGAAACTGGTGTTGTAAAATTAGACTATCTTAAAAGAGAACAAGAGAAAGCTATAAAGCTACCTAGCTATGAGAATACTTTTAGAATGCTACACCTCAACCAATGGATGTCATCAGCTAGTAAATGGCTATCAGACCAACAATGGATGGAGTGTAATAAAGCACCAATACACTTAGAGGATTACAAAGGAATGACTGCTTACGCTGGACTTGACTTAGCGAGTGTTAGAGACATATCAGCTTTTGTTTTAATCATTCCAGAAGATGATAGATTTACAGTAATCCCTTACTTCTTTGCTCCTAAAGAAAATGCTTTTATACGTTCAAGACGTGACCAAGTAGACTACATAGGTTGGGAAAAAGAGGGATTGATGGAACTAACAGAGGGCGATGTCACAGACTACAACTACATAAAACGTAGAATAAAAGAAGTCGCTGAAGTCGTAAACATAAAGTCGATAGCCTACGATAGATGGAATAGCTCCCAGCTTATCCTGGATTTAGTAGAAGAGGGTTTACCTTGTGAACCTTTCGGTCAAGGATTTGGTAGTCTCTCAAGTCCGACCAAAGAACTCGAGAAAATCGTACTAGGCAAACAGATAAACCACGCTGGTAATAAAGTGTTGAGGTGGATGTGTTCTAACTTAGCTATGAAAACAGACCCAGCTGGAAATATAAAAATGGATAAGAGTAAGTCAAGTGAGAAGATTGACGGAATGGTAGCTCTTGTTATGGCTCTAGGATGTTATATGAATGACGATAGTAGCGACAATTCTACTTATGATGACAGAGGAATAGTCTGGATTTAGTCGTTCACTTTTGCGATTTCTCTTATCTTTGTAAAGTAATTACAAATTATTTATGGGACTATTTGACTTCCTCCGTTCTGAGAAGAGAGGAGATAACTTCTTAAAAGCAGTTTTTGGTGGCTATGGTGCAGCCAACAGAACAGCAGTTACTAGAGATACATCATTAACATTTAGCGCAGTCTTTGCGTGTGTAAGAGTTATCAGCGAATCAATAGCTAGTCTACCTATAAAAGTTTACAGAGTCGAGGAAGATGACGACAAGATAACTGACGTTAGCCATCCAATCTACAGACTACTAGCTAGAAATCCTAATAGCTATATGACACCATACACATTCCTAGATACTCTAATGACCAACTTATTGCTAGAGGGGAATGCGTATTACTACATTTCTAGAGATTCTAACGCTAGACCCATAGAGTTAATTCCTATCAATCCAGAAGATGTTAAAGTGATTAAGCACGAAGGACAAATATACTACGACATTAAAGACTATGAGATAGGAGTAATGAAAGAAGATATGTTACACTTTTTTAACTTATCTTTTAACGGATGCGAGGGAGTTAGCGTATTGAAAGCTCAGAACACTACAATAGCTACTTCTATAGCTGCTAACGATACAGCTAATAGTTATCTCGGAAACTCTGCTCAAGTAGGTGGAGTTATTAAGCATCCTGGCAAACTAAGTAAAGAAGCTGTTGCAAGATTAAAGAACTCTTGGAATCAGAATTACTCTGGTTCTTTTGTAGCTGGTAAAACTGCTATCCTTGAGGAGGGTATGACATTCGAGCAAACTAACATTGATGCTAACAAGTATCAACTTTTAGAGACTAGACGTTTTCAGATTGAAGAAGTGGCGAGAGCGTTCAAAGTGCCATTATCGATGATTGGTCATCTCGAAAAGGCAGCTAACTACTCAAGTATAGAAGCATTAAGTATTGACTTTGTTAGGTTCACATTGATGCCTTATATGGTAATGATAGAGCAAGAGCTTAACAGAAAGTTGTTTAGAGAAACAGAGTTCGGCTCGTTTACAATTAAGCTAAATGCCAATGCTTTACTAAGAGGAGATAGTGCTTCTCGTGCAAGTTATTATAGAGAGATGGCTAGTATAGGTGCTTTGTCTATTAATGAGATTAGACGAATGGAGGACTTAAATAGAGTAGGACCAGAAGGAGACCAATTATTTATGCCGTTAAACTTTGCTCCAGTTGGAGACGTAGAAGAGGAGGACAAAGAGTAATGCCGATACCTACTAAAAATATAGACGAGACTAACGAGGAGTTCATCGAGAGATGTATGGCTGATGATACTATGGTAGAGGAGTATGAAGATGACCAAAGGTTAGCTATCTGTTCTTTACAATTAGAAGAAGAAAGAGACACTAACTTTCCTACAAAGGATGAAGATAAAAAAGTAAGTTTAAAGAATAGTAACTATCCTCAGTTTGATTATGACTACGCTTTAAAACTAAAAGAAGATTATCCTAGCATTTGGAAAGCTGGTGGTAACATAAGAGGAAACGATGCTTTTATGTTATGGGGTAGAGCTAGAGATGGTCAAGAGACAGAAGCTATTACTGAATGGATAAAAGAACGAGAGGCTTGGATAGCTAGACATTATGAAGATGGCAAACAATTTAAAGGAGATAAAGAGCCTAATCTATCTAACGTAGGTGGTGTAGTTGCTCAGATTAAATGGGGAGTAATAGGAACACTAGGAGAAAGTGGAATGAAAGAAGTTATCTCTGAACTGAAAAAAAAGATAGATAATAAAGAAGATAAATTTATAGATATGAAAAATAAAGAAATAAGAACTATTGACGTTCAAGACTTAGAGCTTAGAATGGATGGAGATAAGCAAACTGTAGTTGGCTATGGTGCTGTCTTTAATTCTATGTCTAACGACTTAGGTGGATTTAGAGAGTATATATCTCCAGAGGCTTTTGAAGGTCGTATGGATGATGACGTAAGATTTCTATTTAATCACGACCCAAACTATGTACTAGCTAGAACTACTAATGGTACATTAAGAATGTCGGTAGATGAGAAAGGATTACGCTACGAGGCTGATATGCCTAACACATCAACAGCTAGAGATTTAGTTGAGCTATTAAAAAATGGTACTATTAACCAATCTAGCTTTGCTTTCATTGTAGAGGATGACTCTTGGGAAATGAAAGATGGTATGAATATCAGAACAATTAATAAAGTTTCTGCTTTATTCGACATCTCCAGCGTAGTTTATCCCGCATACAGTGAAGCATCTAGCTCTGTCGCTTTACGTTCTATGGAACAATGGCAAGAAAAAGAACAAGCTAAAAAACTAGAAGAAAGTTTAGAGGCTGAAAAATTAGAGGGCATAAAAGAAGAAGAAGATTTAAAGCAACGCTCCCTCAATGAAATGCGTTTAAAAATCTTGAAAAATAAATATTAATATTAATTTTCTATAAAATGAAAACATCAAAACTTTATAAAGAGGAAAGAGCTGAAGTTATCGAAAAGATGGAAGGACTTGTAGCATCTGCTGAAGGTCGTGACTTATCTTCTGATGAGCAAAGCAACTTTGACTCTTTGAATGAAAAAGTTGAGGAGTTAAATAAGATGGCAGTAAGAGCTGAATCTTTCGAGAAACTTCAAGCAACTAAAGCTGTTAAAGAAGTAACAGAAAACACTCCTAGCGAAGTGAGAGACTATTCTTTCCAAGACGCTATGAATCAAGCTGCAACTGGTCGTTTAGAAGGTCTTGTAAAAGAGATGGACCAAGAAGCAAGAAATGAGGCTCGTTACACTGGTCAATCATTTAAAGGTATCGCTATACCATCTTCAATCCTAACTCGTGCTGCTGTAGCTACTGCTGCTGGTAACGCAACTGAGGTTATGGCTTGGACTGACCAATTAGAAGCAAACTTAGTTTTAGCTTCTGCTGGTGCTAATTTTTATGCTGGTGTAGACAATATGAAGTTCCCAGTATTTAGTGCTATCAACTCTGGCTTCGTTGCTGAGACTGGTGGTTCTGCTCCAGCAGCTAATGGTACTGCTACAAGCGTAACATTATCTCCTAAGAAACTTATCTCTATTGTAAATGTATCTGCTGAGGCTATCGCTCAAAATGCTTCTATCGAGGCTGCATTGAGAAGAAATATGGCTCAGTCTGTTGCTGCTACATTAGAAGCTGCTTTATTAGGAACTGGTGATGTATCTAACGCTCCTACTTCTATCTTCGCTGACGCTGCTGCTGGTTCTACTGCTGCTTTCTCTGCTGCTAGTGCAATCGCTCTTGAGTCTGCTATCTTAGATGCTGGTGTACAATTAGAAGGTGCTAGAATGGCTTACTTAGTAGATACTAATGCTTATACTGCTGCTAAGTCTGCTGCTCAAGTTTCTAATGTTTCTCCATTATATGATAACTCTGACAAAACTATCAACGGATATTTCTCTTTCGTTTCTAGTAATGTTGGTAATGGTGGTGGTGCTACTAAAGACCACGCTTTATTTGGAGACTTCTCTAAAGTTCACATTGCTCAGTTCGGTGGCTTAGACGTTATATATGACATCTATACTAACGCTGGAACTGGTGAGCCAAGATATATCTTGACTTCATTAGTTGATGGTGATGCTGTACAAAACGATACTGCTTTCGCTTCTTTGATTGAAGCATAATTTGTTTATTTTAACGGAGGGAGTGGAAACACTCTCTCCATTAATTTTTTTTAAATGGAATACTATAACTACAACTTTAACACATTAAGAGGCTCTGACTATGTGCCTTACGGTAAGTTAATTCTAAAGACTGCTCCAACGTCTACGGTAATATCATTATCAGAGGCTAAAGCATTTTTAAGAATAGACTCAGACTATGACGATGATAATACTTATATTACGTCTTTGATTAATGTTGCTACGCAAGTTGTAGAGGAGTTCACTAGACGTAGATTAATGACTCAGACGTACAATATATTTTACGATGAGTTTCCTCCTTACATTGACTTACAAGTAGGAGATGTTGCTAGTGTTACTCACATTAAGTATTACGATGCCGACAATACATTACAAACCTTAGCTGCTTCTAATTACGATGTAGATACTAAGGTAAGACCAGGAAGGATATATGAATCGGAGACTGGAGACTTTCCAAACACTTACGAAAGACCAAACGCTGTAGAGGTTGAGTTTATAGTAGGTGGTACAGCTAGTGACGTTCCAGCTCCAATAGTACAAGCTATTTATATCATCGTTGGTCGATATTATGAGAACCGACAAGATGTTGTTATGGGAACTCAAGTAAATGAATTACCTTTAATGGTAGACCACTTATTAACTCCTTACCGATTGCTTGAACTATGATAATAGGCAAACTAGATAGAAAGTTAAAACTATATACACAGACTTACTCTACTAACGCATATGGCGAGAGAGTAGT